TCAGCTGCGGTAGTTTCCATAGCACGAATACGCAACACTCTGTTGAACGTCGCTTCCGACAAAGCTATGAACTCTGTTATCCTATTCGTCAGATCATCCCTGTCTAACCAGTTGGCAGCAGCAGTCTGAAGTTCACTATATGTTGAAATAGCCATTTAATCTCTCTTAGTGTAAAGCTAAGTATCCATAACGCTGGGGATACGATGGGTACATTACCCCTAAAGGGATACCCTCTCCATGAAACTTTGCTAGTGGAGATTCAGGTGGGATATAGACTTCGATTCCTCTGCCACGGGCAAACCCGATAAGATATTCCATGTTCGGTCGTTGGTAGGCAAACTCGGAGATATAAGATGGGTCGCCAGGAGTAGGTTCGATATCAGCCATATCTACTCCCCAGATGCCAATCTTCCTTGCTCCTTCAGCTATTGCCAGACCCATAAGATAGGATATGGATGAGTTAAAATAATCCAGACCAAGCTGTTCCACTACCCGTTCAATAGGATATCTTATTGCATTGGGTATGTCATCGTAGGTAGTCTGCATGTACAGTGGAGCGTCCAGCGTTTTCAGTCGGTCCTCGTAACCCAGCCTCCGCCTCGCCTCTGGTTTTCGTAGAAGTTCAAGCGGATGGATTTCAAAGTACCTGTCAAAGTAAGGCCACCGATCCTCATCCCAAGGTAACCCCCATAACTCCCAGTTAGGGTCTTCGTATGGAGCGTCATCGTGGGTAGAACTAGATAAGCCCACAATAGCAACTTGTCTCATCTAGTCAGTTCAGTAATGTAACAAGTCGCTGTGCTTGTCCCTGTAATCGCTGAACACATATTGCCTCCTTCTACTTGAAACAAGTAAGGTGTTCCAGCTGCGATATAAGTTGAGGATGTCGTGGCAGGACGATCTGGATCAAAGGCAATAAAACAAGCAGCGGTTGTAGTTACCATAACTGTCTGTGTTTGCGCTCCAAATGCAGATGTTGCGGTTGAGCCACTGGATGTAGTTACAGATAACGTATGGGTCGTCCGGGGTCTAAAAACATTGCTAATGTCAGTCATATCTTTTACCTTATAGGTTAGTTGGGGCTACTTTGAAATACTTGTAATCGGGGTTATTAAGGTAAGCAGCCAAAAGTTTAGTGTCTTTTGCAACAGCACCGTTTGAATCCTTTAACCACTTCTCCCATACTGTAATGGGAATAGAGGCAGTATGATGCCACTCTCCCCTCTTACCGAGAGACAACTTATCTCCATATGCGTTGTACTTAGCCTTGTTTCCTTCAAGAATAGCATCAGCATTCTGTGTAGTTTTAAAGTTAAACGATGAATCACTTGAATCAAACTGTATTTCTGTACGGCGTACAGGATCGTTATCAAGAATATGCCTAGACATAACCCATGTTCCCCACTTTAGGTGCGCCATCGGCAGGATCGGCATCAACATAAGCCTTCCTTAACCACCCGGCAGCATCCGTTGGTTCTTTCGATTTAGATGTTTTAGGGGAAGACTTCTTCTCCTTTATTATCATCCTGTTTACAGCAGTTTCAATATCTTTATCTTTCATATGAAGTTAGGGGCGAGTTTCCCCGCCCCTTCCTTGTTAGCTTACTGATGCCAGAATACCGCTAGCTTTCTCGTTCTTAGAAACCAGCCCATACTCACCGAGAAGCATCTGCTTATCGGAGTCACCTGTTTTAGCAAGTGTGACAGTCTGGAAAGGTCTGAGCCAAGCAACGCCCCAGTAATCCATATCCAAGAAGAAAACATTAGCAGCAACTGAGCCAGGACCGTCAGCAGATAGGTTTCGATCTGGAACGATTTTAAACGTACCAAAGTCGGAAACATAAATGTCGACAGCTGCTATAGCTGTTGCACCGCCCTTACCAGAGACGGGGTTACGAGCCGGGATGCCAGGACCAGCACTAGATGATAGTCCAGAGATTGTCTGCTTTACGGCAGACGGGACTAACATAATATCTGGCTGTCCACCAGCATCATAGCATTCCTTAATGGTTGCTTTGATGTTGGCTTCCGTACAGGCAGCGGTCGATGTATTATTGACCATAGCTGTAGTACCTAACGAACCAGCAGTCGGTGAACCACTAGCACCACCCGCTACATGAGCGGTATTGATCCATGCAGGTATACCAGCGGTTGCCCTACCATTCGTAGCATCACCAGCAGCTTTAACGATATTCTGAGTGAGCATGACTTCCATGTCTCTCTTCATACGTTTGCCGAGTTTAGCTAACTGATAGGCTTGATGTTTGCCATGACCTGCGTAATCGACTGCATCGTCGGTTCCTGAAGTCTGGGCAATGTAACGACTTATCTGGGTGTAATTATCAAGTCGCGTAGGAAGCACTCTTGCCGTAGCAGAAGGTGAGTCATCGCCTTCCAACTGGCGATTAGCAGAACCTGCTGTTATGGTATCCGTTTGCCACTCAAACTTTGTGTTATCAGCACTCATTTTAGCGCAGCCGGATAGAAAGGGCGTATCCATAGGAGCGATATTATAAATCACGTCAGATAAATCTTCTCTTATCGCAACTGACGAATAAGTCAGTGACGTATTTGTGGCAATAGCCATGATTTATCTCCTTTATTGAGATTTAAATAAATCTTCCAGTAACGAAGCTGCGTCATCGACGTGGCCTGTAGTCTGGAGACGTTTCATTTTCTCTTTACGTTTGCTTGCACTAGCTTCACCTTTCGCTCTCTTGGCCTTAGTCTTTACAACATTAGGCTTATTCTTGACCTTCTTAGCACGAACCTCATGCTGTTTACGAGTCATGTCTTCATAAGCCTTTGCTTGCATAAGAACAAGGATAGAGCGGTGATCCACCAACTGCGACAGTTCTTCCTGAGTATAACCTTTAGATAAGGCAAACTCTGAAAGAGATTTTGCTATCGCTCTCTGTGTATTAGGATCATTCCATTCTGGTAATATACTTACCATTTTAGAATGTTCTTCCTGTAACATCTGTTGGTGTTGTACCTGCATCTCCTGCTGTTGCTGCTGTTGAGCCTGACCAGCTTGTGCCTTCAACTGCTCGATACCTTCCTGGGCCTGACGATAATCGTCACGCTTAGTTAGGTATTCTTCGCGGTTTTCAGTTTTAAGCCGTTCCCAGTCAATATTAGCAAACTGCTGGAGGTGAGCATAGTTAGCATCAATAGATGTAGATAAAGCGTCAACGTATTGAGCACGCATTTGCTGAGTCTGAGCGATTTCTTGCTGCATCTGTCCGGCAGCAGCATCCATCTGCTTCTTGTATTCAGCTAGTTGCTGTGTTTTTTGAGTATAATCCTGTTGGCGAGAATAGCCTTTAATGAGTTCGTCTTCGGAGACTTCCACATCTTGTCCGTTTACCTTTACAGTATAGACAGTGGATTCCGTTTCGTCCTCATCTTCAACTTCTTCTTCCTCGGATTCTTCAGAGTCATCATCATCAGCAACTTCCGATTCTTCTTCTTCGACTTCTTCAGCTTCTTCGGTTGCTTCATCAGATACCTCTACGTCTTCAGTTTCTTCAGACGGTTGCTCCTCTTGGTCAGGTTGTTCTTTCGAGTCTAGTAATCCAAGGATTGCATCTTGAGCAGCAGCCATGCTGCTGGGATCAAGATCGGGGGTTAGTGCTACTTCTTGGGGATTCGTTTGAGTGTCCGCCATGTCTTACTCCTATAGTTGATATTCCTCAAGTTTCTTCGCCATCTCTCCAGTTTCAATAATACTGGTTAGATGAAGGCGTATCCGTTCGAGGAGTCGTAAGGATAACCAGAGGTTTTCCCTGGCTTCGGTATCGTGGATTCCTGTATGATCCCAGGCATCCATAATATCTTTTGAAAGCGTATCAAACGCTTCGTTAAATAGTTCGTCAGAAAGTAAATTTTTTGCTTTTGCTTCTCTTTGTTCTTTATCCAAGTGCTACACCTCTGCCTTGGTCGGCTTCCAGTTTTAACTCTGCAACTTTGAGTTGCGCGTCAACCTGTGCTTCGGCAGCTTTCTGTTGGATTTTCATTTGTTCGACTTGTATATGAGCAGCTTTAATTTCTATTTCTTTCTGTTTCAGTTGTAGTTCTGCCTGCTCCATCTGTTCGCGTGGATCAGGTTGTGGTGGTACTGATTCTGGATCGGTGAGAAAATCATCAACATTCTGGAAACCCATATTCTTAACAAGGGCTGCTCCCATGTTGTACATGTTCTTCTCATTAACGATCTTTAATCCACCTCTCATGGCATCTCCGGCAAACGATAACATTGTCGTGAGGTGCATAAGTTGTTGATCTCTATTACCATTTCCTATACCTACGGAAACAGTACAGTCCATTTTATCACGCCACATATCGGGGCGGACAGGAACCCATTTGTTTCTCAGCATCACAACTCTCTGGTGATCCTGATTCTTCATAACGAGTTCGTAGATATTTCTCATTAAGTCTTTAACACCAGTCTCTGCAAAGCATCTCGCAATCAACTCTACTCTTGACTGCGCTGCTGTCATTGTTGCAGACACAGCGGTAGCTGTAGTGTGTGATGTTAAAGCATTCTCATTCAATCT